CAAGCCTTTGCCTTCAAGTATGGGTTGGAGGCATAAGATTTTGTTACTAGCCAAGTCAATCTCATCGAGTAACAAGACTGCTCCTCGTTCAAGTGCTTCAATGACAGGTCCGTTATGCCAAACAGTTGCCCCATCCACAAGACGGAAACCGCCAATAAGATCGTCTTCATCAGTTTCAATAGTAATGTTTACACGTATAAGTTCTCTCTTAAGTTGAGAACAAACTTGCTCTACACCAAAGGTCTTACCATTACCAGATAGACCAGTAATAAATGCTGGATAAAATAACTTAGATTTAACTACCGACTTAACATCTGCAAATGGCCCAAATGGAACAAATGTATCATCTTTTTCTGGAATCAAATTCTGTTGCACAGATGGTTCTACAGAAGGAGCATTGAATGACTTCTCAATATTCTCAACTGCTTTAGTAGTGACTTCAAGATTCCACTTACCTTTACCTACCTTATATTGTTTAATTTTTTTAGTGACAGTTGAATAACCAATGTCATTTATTCTGCAAAAAGCACGAACATCAGCAGCAATAAATTCTTTACCAAATGATTCTTTCAATCCATCAAATACTTCCTGTTCAGTCATCTTAAGTTCAAAGGTCATAATGTAGTTTGTTTCAATGACCTTATTATAGACCATCGAAGGGGATTTAAAACCCCATGTCAGTTAATGTTGATATTTCTTAACACTTGCTTCCCATTCCTTCATGGATGATTGTAATTGACCCTCATTCTCCTTTGGATCCAATTTATCATATCCCTTCATCTTTTTCCATTTATTATACATTGCACCCAAGATCCATGCTTGAGCAAGTTGTTTAGGCCCATTCTCTAACAACTCAAGTTGCGTCTTGCTACTTGTGTATGCTTTATATTCTTCTCTCCAATTGGAGTCATCGTATAGTGGTGTTGTCATTTAATCTCCGTATGAGAAAGTTTTTCCTTTGATTTGGGATTGCCCATATGGGTTTTTACCTTGAGGTTTAAACCTACCTACATTTTCCCCCTTTTTCTTTAATCCACCTTTTCTTGTTCTATGAAGTGTAGCAGTTTTTTTAGTTTGTGTCAAGACGGAATCCTGACCATACTTCTTACCCAGTTTCTTAACTTCTTTCTTAAACTTCTTTTTACCCATCTTACCACGATCTATTGCATAACTTTTTTCCTTTACCTTTTTTTCATCTTTTGAACCAGGATTTTCTAAATATGATCCCTTTACTTTAGTAGGCCCTCTACCAAATTTACCACGAATATCTTTTTGCAATTGCTTTGATCTTGCTTTATTTTCCTTTCTCGATTTCTCACCACGATCAGCAGACAGAGTTGCTATACCACTCTTATCAGACTTACTTTTTATTCTAGAGAGACTACTCTCTTGCATAAACTCTTGATATGTCTTCATCGTATGTGACAGTTTCTAATCTTATTTATTGTTCTTTCTCCTCTAATACATCTAAAAGGTATTCATATTTTTTAAAAGTAACACCTTTCTTTGCTAAAAGAATCATCTTTGATACAGTCATTTCCTCACTGTAAAAAATAACTGGTTGTTCTCTACAATCTCCACTCATTACTCTTTCTCCTTTACTACTGACTTATAATATTCAAGTCTCCTATTTAAAATAAGAACTTTCTTTTCAAGTTCCTCATTTTGTTTTTCCAGTTGTTCGATGTGTTCTTCGTATACAATGTACATAAATTTTCAAATAAAGAATACCATAATATAAATTATATTTTTATTTCGTTAAATATTTAATCATTTAACTTTCTCTTTATCTTCTCCCTGTTATATTCAAGTAAAGATAATTGACGCTCAAGTTCAAATTCAATTGTGTGTAAATTACCTTTCAAATAAGTTTCCCACTCATTATCTTTAATTAAATCATGTAGATGAGCTACATGTTCTAAAGCAAATACTAGTTTAGTTTGATCATTCATTTTCATTTCTTTTTCCTAAGTGGAACTTCAATCTCCCATGATGGAGATGATAGTTTAACCATTGTAAACTGTTGTCTATTCTTCTCATATGTTTTAGCAGGTTCATCACCAGCAGTCTCACCATAATGAGTTCTATGTTCTATAACAGCAGATCTCAAACCCATGTAATCTAATATAGCACCATCTATCATATGATAAAGTGTATCCCAAGTAAGTGTTTCTCTTAATTGAGATGCAATCTTATCAATATCATTTCCATCAAGATACTCACCAGTTGATACTGCCTTTGAATAATCTTCATATTGAGTCAAGAGTTTTGCTCTGATCTCTACCAACTCATTAAGGTTGATAGTGATTTTAATGTCATCATTAATTGCCATAGTTAAGCCACCAATTGAATAAATTCACCAAGAACTTTTTTATTAAGTTTTTTAGTCTTAAGAGATTTTACAAATGCTCTTTTGATTTGTGCTTTAGTTGCATCTTGTTGAACATCAAACTCAGAATCATCTGCAAGATTAGTTGATGATAATGCAAAGTATGCATCATATCCAGACTTAGTAATCGTGAAACTTTTTTGTTTCTTCCAATCCTTTTCTATTCTTGTATAGTCATCAGTATACTCCATATGATACAATCTCGCAAATCTTAAAGCATCTCTCTTCTCTAAGACTCTCATACCAATAAAGTTAACTGTAGGAAATGAATCTTTAAGATTTTTAAGTAAAGCATCAGTATACTCATGAAAATTCCAACCTAACCTATAAGTTTTACCATGTTTACGATCTCTCAAAAATACACATTCACCATTAATATTTCTGGTTCCTAGATACTCCTCATCTTCCCAATGACGTTTTACAGTAGCACGATATGGTAATTGATATGCTTCACCATCAGTAAGAACAATACATTGAACTTTTTCAACTTTGTTTCTTTTTTGAAATTCTGGAATGATTTGATGTAAAGCAACTAGACTTTCATTTAAAGGAGTTCCTGAAAGAGATAATTTACTAGGATAGGTATAGAAACGATGGTAATTAACTTTACCAAATGATGCAGCAAGTCTCCAAACATTAATTAGTTGTTGCTCTAAAGTTTTTGAATTTACTTTATTAGTAAAAAGATTCATCAAACCAAAATGATTATCAACATGCAAATTATATTCTTTTCCTTCATAATGATTTACTCCTTCATCTGCTCTCTCATATGAACTACGACCATACCATTCATTAGTAAAACCATATACATCAAAAGGAATATTAACTTTTCTACAGAACCAGATTAGATTATAAAGTTGCTTCAGAGTATCTTGTAAAACATAAGCCATAGATCCAGACCAATCAAGAATGAATACTAAACCATGATTCTTACCATCAGGTAATACTGTTATCTTCTTAAAAAGATCCTCATTAAATTTGTAAGTATGAAGTTTTGCTGTATCTAAAACTCCAGTGCGACTAGTAGTAGCACGAGCATAACTGGTAGCTGCCTTGCGAGACTCAAACTCTTTGACCAAATAATTTACTTCCTTTTGTGCATTGCGTTTGAATTGAACATAATCTGCATCTACAAAATCAAATAAGTTTTTTGGAAATACATCTGAAGTATGTCTATCTTCTGTTGATTCCCAATCTGATTCTGCCACTGTATAAAACGATTCAATCTCATTATGAACTTCAGAATTTTTAATGATTACAGTATCAAGATTTACTTTTGGTAATTCAACATATACATTCTCAACTCCGTGAGTATTTACCAAACCTTTTAATTTCTCATCCAAAGATTCTGCTGTTTGAACTTCTATATCTTCATTGATTGGAGACTCTGGTATTTGATTGCTATGGTGGCCACCACTTTCTTCTGAGACAGATTGTGGTGCATTTTCATTTGATTCAGATTCCTCTTCTTCACCCTCTTGATCCTCATATTCAGTATTATCTTCACCTAGATCGGGAGGTTCAAAATTAAAATTCATTTCATTATCTACATCATCTTGCTTTTCATCTTCCTTCTCTTCCACACAATATTCATATAATAATCTTGCAGCATCTTCCATCTCTTTAAAGGTCTCAGTAGATCCAACCAAATCAACAATCTCTTGCTCACGATCTGTAAAAGATACATCAACGAACGCACCAATCTTGTAATATAGATTGATCCTATCAGCAAGATTAAGACTATCAATATCTTCATTTTCTACTTGAAAGAAATCATTATCACTAAGTTCGGTATAACCTCTATAAAATGTCTTGGCAATTCCCATATACTTACGCTTCATCAATTTCTCAATTCTTACATCCTCACATACATTTACAATCCCATGTGGAATATCTTTTGCAGGATCTTGATCTGGTGTGAAGAGTGCATGACCAACCTCATGACCAACAAGCATATCATATACTCTATTACTTGCTTTCTCCCAGAGTGGAAGTGTTAACACACGAGTGTGAACATTGAACTGTGCTGTCTCAACCTGCTTGTGCTCTACTACTAGATCTTCAGTAGCAAGTAACTTTGCTAGTTGTGACTTGATTTCTTGCTGAACTGCCATGTAATTTCCTTTCGTATATACCCATAATACTAGAAGACCTCCGCTTAATGGAGGTCATGTAACGCATCTTAACATTTTGTAACTTTTGCTTTGCTTGACGCAAGGCTTGTGGTTTTAACCTTCGTTTAGGTTCTTTCTTAGAATGGTGTCGCCAGTTAGGTACTCTCATTGTTCTTCACCGTATCCAGAATATTTATCATTGGCATCCATCCAGTGCTAGCTATAATGGATATGTCAGCAACATTATCTTCTGCTTCACCAGGCGTATATTCTTTAAGTGGAAGATCGCCTTGACCAAATTTCTCTGCCAACTTCTTGACAGGAACAGACTCACCGTATCCTACAGGAACAGGCCCTGTTATTGTGCTAGGAGCAAGATACCGTATAGCACTACACACATCCTTAACATGAATCCAATCTCTTCTATGGTTAGTTACATAGGTTGCTTTTTTATCACGTAATAACCCATACATCATATTAGGTCTAACATCAGGGCCATATACTGTAGTAAATCTCATCCCAACTGAATTGGGTGGAGCCATTTGTTCGTTAACCCACTTACTCATAGCATAAGGATTATTCCAATAATCACCATCAACAGCACTTGATGAAGCATAAAGAAGTCTTGTATTCGTATCTCTACACCAATCAAATAATGGTTTTGCCTTTACAATATTATTCTCATAATACTCTTCAGGTTTCTCAATACTCTCACGTATATCTGCCCATGCTGCAAGATGAATCACAAGATCATAGTCACCAACTTTAAAATTACCACTAGTATTAAAATCACCCACATCGTCTGGATGATCTATACCATGAACTTTATACCCAAGTTGATTCCTCCAATCGGCAAAAACATACCGACCAATAAAACCTCTATGCCCTGTTACTAATACTTTCATGTCACTGGCCAATCAATAACTTTTCTAATTTGTTCATTATACTTCCATACTTCTTTGAGCATGTCAGCATTTACTCCATGAGATTCCATCTGAACAATCAAGGAGTTTAGATCTTTAGGGAAGCACGTTCCACCAAATCCCCTGTCATTATCTATACCAGGAACTTGAGTATGTGATTTACCTATTCTACTATCTGCAGTAACTCCCTCACATACTGTATCATAATCCATTCCAACTGCTTGGCATAAGTCATATATCTTATTGAAATATGCTACTTTATAGGCAAGGAATGTGTTAGAGAAATATTTAATTGCTTCACTCTCATCCGAGGTGGTAATGATACTTGGGATATTAGGAAAACACTGTTCAAAGAAACGAATAAAATCAACACATAGTTCTTGATCTCCTCCAACAATATTTCTTTCTGAATTGGAAAAATCCTCCACCGCATTTCTTGCTGTGAGGAATTCTGGGTTGTGAATAACATTATGCCTCTCAGTATACTTCTTAGTTGTACCAATAGGAACGGTAGACTTTATAATAAATGTTCCGTCTATGTATTCAGGAAGTTCCTTAAAAAAATTATCCAATATTGATAAGTCACATTCACCCCCTTCTCTCATTGGAGTGGGAAGACATACAAATATAAACTCTTGATTTATAACCTCACCTAAAGTATTAAGTGATCTATTTTTATCTGCATCATAGACTTTACAATTTACTTTATCACGTAGGTTTTGATATACAGCGTTTCCTACAAAGCCATTACCAACAATTCCAATCATAATGCCATCCTACTAAATCCTTTAATTTTTTCAAATCGAATGTGATTTTCAAATTTATCTTCCATCCCTGTCTTATGAGATATGATAAAGATATTAGCATCTTTAATTACATATCTGATAATCTTTAAAAATTCTTCTGTTCCTTGGCCATCAAGTGAACTGTCAAACACTTCATCCAGTATCATTAAGTTTGTGGATACTGAATTCTTAAACTTAGCAACTTCCCTCCATGTGAAGAGAAGTGCTAAATCGATTCTTTGTTTTTCACCTTCACTAAACGATGCATAAGAAAAATCCTCATGTATTGGGGATTGAATGGTTTCGTTAAACTCCTCATCAAGAGTAAAATTAATGTAAAAATCCATCATCTGTAGATAACGGTTTACTTGTTGATTTATCAACGGTAGATACTTCTTGATGATTTTAGTCTTAACTCC